AGCTGTTATTTTTTCTCCTTGCTCTGCTTTAGCTTGTTCTATTTGAGATAATGCTTCTTCTTTAGTGCTATTAAATTCTGAAGTTGCTTGACTGAATTCTCCGAGTGCTTCTTCTTTTTTACTTGATATTTCTGATGTAGCTGTATTTTTAGCTTCATTAACAGCGTTTAACGATGTATCTTTTAATTGTGAAATTTGACTTGTAGCTGTATTGCTTGCTGTTTGCACTTCTTGCAAGGCATTAGATTTTGCACTCTCTAATGCAGCTGTTATTTCTGTGTTTTTATTATCTAATAAATCCAAAGCACCATCGTACTTTTCTCTTAACTCTTGTAAGCTTTGTGATGCTGAATTTAAATCACTTGCAACTTTCTCTAAGTCCGCCATTCTTTACTCCTTGTAACTTAATTTAATTATTTTTTTATCAAGTAAGACATTTTCTATTGAAAAAATGTGAGAATAAATTCCACCTAAATTGTCTTTTATAATTTCATCAAATTTAGCTAGTTTTTCTTCGCTAGCAGTATTTAACTTACCTATATTTTCATCTGTTTTACTTTGTATGTTTGCTATACTTTCTTCGCTAAGCGAATTAATTGCTCTTAATTTTTCATTAGCATTAGAATTAAAATCATTAAGTTTGTTTTGATAATTTGAATTAAACTCATTTGTTAAAGCATCTAAAGATGATTTTCCTTGTGCTATGATGAGTTCTATTTGATTTTTTTGAGCTAGTATTCCACTTGTTTCATCTGTAATATCGCTTGATACTTTCTTCATTTCATCAATAATACTTTTTTTAAGCTCTAATAAATAGCTTTCAATAGCTGTTTTATCGTTAGCAAGTTCAGTTCTTGCTACTTCTGCTAATTTTCCTAAATCTTCATTAGCTATTTTTGCTCTTTCTATAAAATTAGCCAAAGCTGTATCTGTTGTATTTTTAGTATTTTCATAAAGAGTTTGCATTTGCTCTTTTAAAAGATTTATATCGCTAAGTTTTGCTTGAATGCTAATATCTATTTCATTGGCTTTTAAATCAAGCTCACCTTTTAATCTATCATTATAACTTTGTAAATCAAGCTTTAAATTATCAATTTGAATTTTAAAATCTTTAATAATCTGTGTATAACTTTTTAAATCATTTGCAAATTCTTTAGAAGCTAAAATTGCATTATTTAAATCGTTTATCATTGCATCAGCTTTATTAACAATTTCAATAGCTTCTAAGACATCTTCATATTTTCCTACTATTTCATCTTCTAATTTTTCGCAACGCTTTAGTAGATTAATCATATTTTGATTTAATCTTTGATTTTCAAAAAGTATAGTATTTATCTTAAGTTTTATAGTTGCTTCAGCATCATTAACTATATCTTGTACTTCTGATTTTACATTTTTAAAATCATTGGTTATAGATATAATCTCATTCTTTGTTGCTATAATATTTGAAACAAGCTTATTTACAAGCTCTATATTAGAATGCAAATCATCTTTAATACTTTGAGCGTGTTCTAATTCTTGTAAAATTTGCTCTTTAAGCTCTATGGATAAATCTAAATAGGATTTAGTAAGATTTTTATTTTCTTCTACTTTTTCAAGTCCTGCATTAAAATCAACAGCTATATCATAATATTCTTCGAGTTTTATTTTTATGATTTCAAAATTTTTATTAAATTCATTAAGTTCAGGATATTTTTCTTTAACAATATTAACGCCATTATTTATGTTTTTTTCCGACTCTATAATGTTATTATAGATATGCTCTATATTGTTTAAAGTATCGTTTATTTTATGGCTTATTTTTTCTATTTCATCTTTTTTGTTTTTAACAAAATCAGCATTGCTTTGTGTAAGTTCGCTATTTTCTATAACTAAATTTTTAAGCTCTAAAGTTTGAGTATAAAAGTTATTAACTTGTTCTTTTAAGCCTATAATTTCTTCTATTCTAGTATTATCCAAAGCAGTAGCAACATCTGAAATTCTTGCTAAAACTTGATTTATAATTTCAAGTTTTTCTCTACCTGTTTTTAACTCGTTTAAACTTGTTCCCATTTTTAACCTTCATAATAATCACTGTCTTTAATTCTCTTTTCACAAAAGAAAAGCAGATCATCCATAGCTAAAAGCCATTTTTTATCATCTAAATAAGCTATAAAATCAGCACTATTTATACTTTGTATATAGTCTTTATAACTCAAAGCTCTATTAAATTTTTTTGTGAAATTAGGGTTACAACCATGTTCTTTCATCATCAAGCTCCTTGCCATCATTAGCTATATACTCGTAAATTATCTTGTCACATAATGCCAGAAAGTCTTTTTCTTCGCATCTTGTAATCAAATAACAAACATAATTAATCACAGCAAAACTAAGTGTTTCATCTATCATTAAATGTTCTTTTTCATTGTCAAAATCAGGCTCATCAGGAATAATCAAAAAATGATTATTTCTAACTTGCCTAAAAACTTTTTCGCCTTGCTCTACATTTTTTAAAAGAACGCTAGGAACACATTTTGATAAAATATAATAAAATGCTTCCATAAAATAGGCTTTCAAAACTTCATCATCTTCTATCATTTTGTAAGAATTTTTAACTTTAGCGATAATGAGTTTTTTAGCCGTAGCACAAAGCATTATGCACCTTTTGCTGCTTTTAAAACCGCTTTAGCCTTTGCATTATTTTCACTAGTTAATCCCACTCCTATAGCAAAAGCATCAGCATTTCTTACTTCTAAAGTGCTTTGCGTATAAAATCTTTTTGCTTTTGCAGTAATATCAGTTGGAACATCTTCAATCATAGTAGGAATATAAAGCCCATGTTTCATATACTCAAAATCCCCAGCAATTAAAACATCACCCAAACCATATTTAGGGCTTAATAATCTATGCATATGGAAATTTACCGTTCCAAAATCTGTTTCAAGGCTTACTACTTGTCCTACTAGTTTTGTTTCATTGCCTAAAATTCTTGTAGCAAATTTGTTAATAGCTCCTTTTAAGTCAGCTCCTAAAAAGACATCTTTAGGTGTAACTCCACTATTCCAAATGTTTTGTAAGATTTGATTGAGTTTATCTTCTGTTAGTTCTGTTGCAGTTCCGCTCCAATCTCCTGTTTCATCAAAAGCTAATACATTTCCACGCTTTCCATCAGCAAAGCTATCTTTTCCTTTAGCGATATAATGAAAAAGTCCAGCCATTTCTCCACTTGTTGCTTCTTGTGCTTGAACATAATCTTTGAAAACTGATTTTTTTACATCACTATCTCTGCCTAGACCAAATAAAGCATATTCCATATCCATTTTATGTTCTTTGGTTTTTTTGCCGATTTGATACTCCATTTCATTGCCACCATATTGGTTTGCTTTTAACAAAGCTTTTGATACCATGGCTTCGGTAATGAATATTTGAGTAGCATTGGTAGTTTTTTGAGCTGTGTTTTTTGTTTCGCCTACAAATTTACTTAACTCTAAATTCGCATTCTTTTTTGGTTCTTCAAAAGTATCAGTAATCCAACTATGAGTTAAAGGATTTGTAACCTTTGAAGTACCTATTTTATTTAAAATTGGTGTTTCAGTAGCTCCAATTTTAATAATCGTTTCATATATTGATTGTTTTAATTTAACATTTTCCGTTGCGGGTGAGGTATGTCCCATTGAAGGTAAAGCCATTTTTGAATTCTCCTTAGTTTAGTTTTAAGGATTTTTCCAAAAATGATTATTTCAAATATAGTGTGTTTTGAAATGAAATTAAATTTTTAAGTATTTTTTATGTATAATTTTATAGTTTTAAGGATATCTCTTTGAAGACTTTGTAAAAAGTTTGAAAGGAGGTTAAGATGAATGAAGTTATTATAATCTTAATGCTTTTAGTAGTCCTTATCATAGCGATAAAGAGCTAGATAAGAACTAATCTTTAAAAAACATGATAATATTTTAAAGAAACCCTGCTTAGTTTGTCCTTAAAACACTAAAAAGTCTTCAAAAAAAGCAGGGTGAAGACTTCAAATATTTATACTTTTATAAAATAAGTATAAATTAACTGTAAAAAAGGTATAATTTAACCATAAAAAAGGAATTAAAATGAGTAGTATATTAAATGCCTACAATGAAACAAGAATACTTCAAGAAAAAAATCCAAACAATGCTGTTGTTATTTCTTATTTAAACTATAAAGGGTATTATCCAAAAATACAAAATACAGATTTATTGATAATACAAGGTGTATTAAAAGCTATACAACAAAACAATACAAAATTTGAAGATAATGTAAAACTTAAATATGAAAAATGAAATAGTTAAAGATAATAAAGAACTTGAAACTTTTGAAAAAGTAGGCAAAGTTATGGCTGAAATAGAAGTCAGCAAGCAAAAGGCTACTTTAGCTCAAATTGAAGCCACTAGAGAAGATAATCAAAGACAATATGATTTTGCTGTTAATAAACTGACTAAAGAAAATAAAAAATGGCACAAATCTATGAATATAGCATGTACTGCAGTTTTTATTCTTCTGATAGCTAGTCTTTATCTTATTTTATTTACTGAAAAAATAGACATAGGATTAGGTTTACTTAGTACAACACTAGCAAGCGTTTTTGGATATTTAGCAGGTGTTGGTTCATCTAAAAGCTAACTTAATTTTGTTTTTAGCTTTGTTTGTTAGAATTTTAATTAAGAGTTTAAGGGCAGAATCTCGCCCTTTGTAATTGTGAAAGATGTATATAAACTTTTCACTTCTCTTATTGTAATTCATAACTTGTAACTATCCATACATTTGTTTTATCTCCCTTCCAATTATCTTTTATGCCGATAACTTTATTATCAAATTGTATTCTAATTCTACCCTTATTATCTTTTATCAATTTGCCATTTTTAACAATCTCATCAATCATTTTTAAATCTAGATCAGGGTGTTTATCGATAATATGAGCTAAACCATAGCCTTTATGTTTTATCTTATCTGTTACCTCTCCCCAAACCAAATCAATATCCCCTAAATCTTTTCTATGAAAAGCACCTGCTACCTGTCCTTGTTTTTCAATGAGTAGTTTTTGTAAAGCACCTTTTCCATCATGATAATATTCTGCATAATTTTCGCCAAATTCTTTTAAAGATTGTATGTTTAATTCTTTTTCTATTTTACCCCTTAAAGCACTTGGAATATCTTTTTTTACACCTTTATTTGTGCTTTCTTTGGCATTGATTATCATCTGTCTAGTTAGGTTGTATTCAACAGTATTTAAATTCATATTATCTAAAAAATCAAGATTATAATCTTTATTCTCTTTTAGAAAATTATCATATCTTTTTAGAATATCTTCACTAGCTTTTTTATCATTTTGTATTTTTTCATCAAGTCTTTGTTTTACGCTTTTTTTATTCTTTTTCTTTACTTCTTTAGCCTTAATGTTCTCTTTTATATCATCCATTAAGTTTTTTTTAGGCTTAGCTTGGGTAGAATTTTCATTAGAGAACGACACTTGCTTTGTCTCTGAAGATGCCCTAGATGTCGGTAAGGCTCTCGCATTATTATAATACACTACTTCAGCATTTTTCATTTTATTTTTTATATTATTTTGTTTCTTTGGTGAATTGCTAATTATAGTCAAGTGCGTTTCATAGTCTTTACCTATACTTGTAAAATAAGTTTGATTATCTATATTTTTAATAAAAATAAAATCATCTTTATCTTTTAAAATTGCCTGTGGGCTTTCTAAAGTTTCTTTGATATGTGGTATGTATTTAATTCTATCTTTTTCAATCAGCTTTAGTAAACTTCCTTTTGTAAGTTTTATTTCTCTATCTTTTAAAGCTATCTTTGCTTCTTTTGGTATATTAGGGATATATTCATCATCGATATTTTTAAGATTGAAAGTTTTCATCCATTCATTTCTAACATCTTTATTTATAGTATACTCTTTGCCATTTTTGCCTATAAATCTTAAAGAATTATCTTTAGGATCAGCTTTATCCATGAAGAAGTTGTCGCCTTTGATAACACCTTCTTTTATTAGTGCATCTTTTAATATTTTATTTTGTTCTTTATCTACTTTAATATAATTATCTAAAGCATCTTTAAAAATTCTACTTTGTTCTTGATCTGCTATTTTTATGTTTTTAAGATTAGATATAACTTCTTTATTGGTTTTAGCAAGTTTTAGAGCATCTAGTATTTGATTTCTTAATGCTTGTTCTTTAGCACTTTTCATAAGAGGAGCTAAAGCATGTAATCTAGCAAAAATACCACTTATTAATATTCTATCAAAAACACCCTGTATTGTTGTAGCCATTGAAGAGTTTGTCTTTTTTCCACTACTTGCTAAGGCTGTCATTATCAAACCTCTATTATTGTTATATATCAAAGCGTATGTATTAATAACATCTTTAGCATCTTTTATTTTTTTGCTTGAAAAATTGACATCTTCTAAATCTTTTGCTAAGGATTTAAAATCATACCCCACGCCTTCAATCCTATGTTTTTCTAATAAAGCATTCATCACATGAGTTTCATTAGCTAATCTTTCTTGTTCGTTCATTCCTTTAAAAGCATTTTCTAAATTCTTATCTTCGTTTATATTTCTAAGCCCTTTAACCAATCTATCTGCAAGCCCTTCTTTTGTTTCTTGAGGCTTTATCATGCCTAAATAACTTTCTTTAAAATTTTCTTTCAAGGCAAAGTTTTTATTTGCATTATCTAGTATTTCTTTTGCTAATACCTTGTCACTAGCATTTCTTATCAACGCATCATCTAAAATTTCTTTTGCTATTCTATAAGCTTGTTTTGTATTATATGTTTTATTTCCTGTGTTTAATTGCTTATTTATAGCTGTTCTTAATCCAAAAATTTGCTCCGCACTTACTTCTTTTCCTTTTATTTCATCTAAATAGCCTTGTATGTTATTTTTTACATCTTGATCTAAAAAATTATTATTTTTAAAATTTTCAAGCTTTGCTAAATCTTCACTAGTTAATACTATTTTTCCATTATTAAGCTCATCTAATTTACTTATAGCACTGCCATACTCTTGGTTTATTCTATTCTCATAAGCGTGATTATCTTTTTGCCAAGCCTTATAATCAAACTCACCATTTAAACCTGTTTTGTTTTTAAATACTTCATCTTGTCCTTTAATCATATTTAAAAAAGAAATACTAGCATCCTTATCAGCCTTTAAAACATCATCCAAAAAACTTCCTATTTCTGGATAAGCTTGTGCTGCTTTTAATAATACTTCTCTTCTTTGAGTAGTAGGAACTCCTTGTAAACTATTAGAAATATTTTTTAAAATAGCACTTGTTCTTTTAGCGCTATCTTGTATAAATTGTGGATTATTTTTATTAAGTCCTTGCTCGACAATGTTTTTTAATATTTCTATTGTAGGCTTTCCATTTTCTAGGTAAGTTGGATTTTCTTTTGCTATAAGTTCATCTATTTGTTTTTTATTCTCTACATTTTTTGTAAGATTATTAAAAATTGTTTCTGCATTTTGCAAACCACCATCTGTAAATTTTCCTACCATAGGTATATCTGTCTTGCTTATTTTATCTATAAATCTATTGCCTAAATTACCACCTTTTACTGCCATGCCATCTATCATATCTTTACCAGCTTGTGCTCCTGTTTTTGCCATATTATAGGTATTTTTTAAAGCTCTTGCTCCTTTGGCAACTCCTGCAAAAGCCGCATCTCCTATTAAAGAAAGTCCTGCATTTTCGCCCATAAGCATAAGAGCTTCTTTTAAATTCATATCTTGATTTGTATCTTTTGTATTTCCGTAGTAATCATATCCTGCCCCTAAAGATGCACCTAATGCACCACCTGCAACCATACCAACCCCACCGCCTAGCATTGTACCGCCAATGGCACCTGCTGTTCCTAAAGCCATACTAGCACCATTATCTCTTAATCCACGATATAAATCACCCATTGTGCTACCTTGTACTTTAGAATAATTTCCGTTATTATCTTGCACCCAATAAGATCCATCATCATCTTGCAATAATCTTCCACGCCCTGATTTTTGCAACTCATCGCCTAAATCTCTCATAAACTGATTACTTTTTCTTGCTACTTCATTATCATCAGCAAAAATAGGTTTAGAGGCATTAAATTTAGATTGCTTATCTAAAATATAATTACTTAAATAATCAGCATTCATGGATGGATTTTTATTATAATCATATAAATCCCTTTTATATTCACTAATATTTCCCATAGGATTTGTTAAATTTTGGTCTTTGAAATTATATTTTTCATATTCTTTATCATATTTATCTTTATTTTTATAAAAATCATTTATTACTTCATTTTTTAAATTTGATAAATATTCACTTGTATTTTGATTTTCGCTTTGACTTACTCCATCTTGCAAAAATGAAATAATGTTATTTTCTTGTGGTTTTTCTAATAAAAATTCTCTTATATTCATTATATTAATCCTTGTTTTTTTAATTCTTCTACGCTAACTTGCATTTTTCTACCTGCTTGATTAACTAATATTACATTACCATTAGCATCAGGCTCTGATATTTGAGCATTAATTCCATTAAAACTAACGCTATGTAATTTTGGTGTATTTTGATTTTGCACTTCTAATATATTTTTGGCTAAATCGTTTTGTATATTTTGATTAGTTGTTGAATTATCTATAATTACTGCATTTTTACTAGGTTTTGAGTATTTTTCATCCCAATAAAAAGCTTTTACCTTTGGGGCGTAGTTATTATAAAAATTCATATTCTTTTGATAGTCTTCTATAGCACTTTGTTTTTCTATATTTGTTTTGGCATTTCCTAGTCTTTCTACTAATTCCATTTTAAAAGAATTTGGAGCTTCTGCTAACCATTCTCCTGCTAATGCTTGAGCTACCCTTTGATTATTTGCTTCCATGGTATAACCATTAATAGGGAAATTGGCTTGTATATTCTCTAAATTCCATTTAGCATTTTTACCACCCCTTAATAAATCACTTTGCATTCTTTTTAAGAATAAATCACTTGCATCATTTAAATCCGTACTTTGACTTCCCCATCCACCAAAACCACGCTCTATAGCTCCATTCCAAAAACCATGGGTTGTATCATATGTTTTACCTTGATTACTTGCTAAATCTAAAAACTGAGCGTCTGCTTTATATCTTGTATTGTTTTGTAAATTTGCATTGTTTTGACTATCTAAACCTTGACTATTACTAAGAACTCCATTTAATAAATCTTGCTCTTTTTGTTTTGCATTTATCTCATTTTGCAATTTTTGTAGTTCTAATAATCCTTTTTGATAATTTAAATCCTTGTAAGCCTTATTAGCATTTATTGCTTGCTGTCTTAAAGCATTTTGCATGGCATATTGTCTAGCTCTTTGATTATAATTCATTAGCCATTGCTGATCTGCTATATTTGCTCTTTCCTTTTGATAATCAAAATTTCTCTCATTTTGCAAAAGCTGATTATTTTGCATAGCCTGATTAAATTCCATTTGTTGCTTTCTTAAATCTTGCTCTTGTTGGAATTGACTTGCCTTAACCTTATCATCAAAACTTTTGCTCATGATGTCATATAAGACACCACCGACTTTTCCTGCGTTTTGTATAACGCCTGTATCAGGATTAAATACTACTCTTTGTGGGTTATAAAATGCCATTTTGTTTCCTTTATTCTTTCTTTTAAAATAAAGGATTTAAGGAAGTTTGTGTATAATTTTAAAAGGGTGTAACGCCAAAGGGTCGCCACCCTTTAGCGTTAGAGGTGATTAAATCACTAACCAAAATTATAGTTATAATTATACTACTTTGTATAATTATAGTCAAGGCTTATTAATACTTGATTTCCCTTTTTTTAAGGGGAGCTATAATTTCCCTTTGGCTTCCTTAAATCCAAATCTATTTAATTACTCCAAACACTTTGAAGTTTATTTTCCATATTCTTTCTTCTATTTAATTCTTCATTAGCTAGATACTTATTGAAGTTATAAGCATCTTTTTGTAGCTCATAATTCTTTCGTGCCATCTTTTTCTGATTATAAGCACCATATAAAGCACCAGCACCGCCTAAAACATTTCCTAATCTATCAAAATTAGTTACTTTATTTGTATCGCTACTTTTAAATAACCAATCTCCAAAATTACTAAAAGAATTTTTTAATCCATTTAAAAAACCACCACTGCTACTTGCTAAATTTGGAGTAAAATTGCTTGTTTTCATCAAAGTATCTGCAAAGCTAGAGCCTAGTCCTGTACCACCTTTTAAAGCTGTTATAAAATCCATAATTTCTCCTTTATACCAAACTTAATAATTCTTTGCCTAGATCTATCTCGCTAACTTCGCCTTTTTTTAACTTATCGTTAAAATCACTAGTTCTTACATTATTATTTGCACTTGATAAATCTTCAGCTTTTTTGGCATTATTTGATTTTCCGACCAAATTAAGCAAGGTTTTCCAGCTGTCAATATTACCTTCGCCTAAACCATTTAATTTTGTTGCAAGTTCTGCCATAGCCTTTAAATCCGCATCAGGATAGGCTTTTCTTAACTCGCTTTCTACTTGTGCGTATTTAGCGATTAGTGCATCTTGTTCTTCTTTGTCTTTTTGCTTTTTATCAAGCTCTTCAAGCCTTTTTAATTTCTCATCAAGTCCATCAAGTCCTAATTCTTTTAAATACTGCTCTCTTTGTAATTCTTGTTCGCTTGGCTCTTTTTTTGGATTTTTTAAAGCTTCAAGCTCACTCATTAAAGCATTTAATTTGTTGTCATTTTCACTTTTATAAGCTTCAAACATCGCCTTATAATCAGGCTCGTTCTCATTAACAACCTGCGTAGGTTCATTATCTGCTACTTGCGTAGGTTCATCGCCATTATTAGCAACTTGTCCTTTATCATCATCTGTTATGACATTTATTAAATCTTTTAAAGCATCATTTTCCATCTTCTTCATCCTTTATTTTATTGATTATTATGTCTAAAAAAGCCATAGTATCTAAAGCTTTTAACCTTAACTCTTTCTCATCGTTATTTTTTGCTATATAAAAACATTCACTATATTTTGCTTTGATAAAATCTATTAATTTCTTTCCTCCTTTAGTTTTAGATATATCACTTTTAATTTCAATATTAAGCATTAGCTTCTCCTTGCATTTGTGGATTAATATCTTCATTATTTTCAAAAGCAAATAAACTATTTACATTCTTTACACCTAAAATTGGTAATAATTCTTTAGTAAGTTCTTTGCTAGCATTTATAATCCCATAAGCAGAATTTGCATCGCCTATGCTCATATACATTTGATATAATTGTGAAAAAACTTGCATACTAGCTTGAATTCCTGCGCGTCTAATTTCTTTATTCATGGCACCTGTGCCGGTTTGAATTTTAAATCTAAAACTAGGTATATCCTCTCTTTGAAAACCATTAAAAAAATTATCTTCTCCATACTTAAAAACAAGCATTGCAAATCTATCAAATAAAGGCTCTATAAAAGTTTCGTTATACTGTCTTATGTAGTCAGCACTTCTTCTTCCACCTTCTTGTGCTTTTATGCTAATTTCTGTTGCTGTTTCATTTTGTGCAGTTTGAGCTCCATTGTTTTGTGGACTAACTCCTGTAACTTCTGTGAGTTCGCTTTCTAAAAGCTGTAAATTCATTCCCGCACTATTTACATTTGGTGGTGGTAATATTTGCACACCCTTTGGATCGTCTGTATATATTGGTTTTCCTAAGGTTTCTATATCTTCTCTGCTTACTCCCATTGATTTTGGCATCATTATTTTAGGCATGATATGAGTTCTTACTGCATCTATTAAAAGATTTCTAGTTATATTAATTTCATCTTGCAAAGGCATAGCAGAAGCCATTATAGGCTCGCCATAAGCACTTACATAGTTTTCGTTATCTATCTTTTTAAGTTGTGGTAGCATTGAACCCCAGATAAAAGGCTGTCCATCTTGCAAAGTAACTTCATTTCTAAGTAAATTATTTTCAAATAAGGTAGAAACCACCCACTCATCATCGTTTTTTCTTTCATAAATATCATAAAGCTTCACTTTTTTATACTCATCATCTTCGTCAAAAAGCTTTTGGATTTCTATGTTTTTATAAAATCCTAGCTTTTGTCTTTCATGGATTTGATTATAAGTTAGGTAAATTTCATTAACTATATAACCTACATCTTCACTATTTAATGCATTTGGATCAAAGAATATACTATCAATATCTACTCTTTCAATGCGTGGCATTCCTTTATGCCAAGTAACCTTAGCTATACTTGTTCCCACAAGTAAAACATCTAAGAAAAGCGGTTGAAAAATCTTAAACATATTGATTTTGCCACTATAAAAATCAATTGCATTCTGCCATAGCTCTATAATCGTATCATCGCTATTAATGTAAGTTTCAATATCTGCCATTCTCTCACTATTAAAATACACATCATTTAAGCTAGTGATTAAATACTTTACCTTAGCGTTTATTTTTGGTATGTAGATACTTGATTTATTTCTTTTTCTCAATTTTTGCATTACCTTATTTTCAAGCAAATAAGCATCTTGCAACTCTTTAAAGTGTGGTTTGTAATTTTCATATCCACTTTTACTTTCGCTAATGAGTTGTGTTAAAAACGACACTCTCTCATCATTAGTTCTTTTTGTTTTCATTCATAATTCTCCATATTGTTGTTTTGCTTAAATTTGTTATTTTTAAAATATCTTTTTCATTCACTCCTTTTTCAAATAAAAACTCCGCAAATTCTCTTTTAAATTTCTTTTTAGAAATATTATTAAACCCTGATACAAGCTCTAAAAATTCATTTGCAAGACTTGACTTTATAGCCTCATCGCTTAAATTTGAAAGCTTTTTTATTTTGTTTACATCAATCGCATCATAGATCATTAAAAACTCACCAGCCATCATAACTCCAATCTTCATTAGTATTGTTTCTGCTGTATAGTTTTTCAAAAAAAGTTAATGCCACCGCATCGCTAACATCAGGACTTTTGCCATAGTTCTTTTTTAATTGTTCTTTTGAAACTATCTTTAAAAGCCCTTTATCGCTATATTCATACTCAATCATTCTCATATCTTTTTTTAATTCTTCATCTTTAACAAGCTCCATGTGTTTTAAGTTTTTAGCAAAGGTGAAATACATCTGCGCTCTTTTATTTAAGTATTCATTGCTAGTTGCAGAATTTGCAGAATTTGCCTCAAATACAGGCAAGCCATAATTTAACAAGACATCATACACGCCAACGCCAAGACCGCAAGTATCTATGAAAATACCTTTTGGTTTGTCTTCGCTTTGGTTATATTCAGCTAATATTTTATTTGCTAACTCCATGGTTCCAAGTTGTGAGTATTTTTTTATTTCATCAACTACAAAACCTTTTCTTTTTGCTAAAGCACTCTTATCATCTCCATATCTTGCTACATCAAGCCCCCAAATATTCTCGCCTTGCATTTTTTCAATACTAAAAGAGTTCTTGCTCATCGCATTTTCAATTTCAGTTAATGCAAAAAGCTCCGCACTCGAGCTATCTATAAACTCTCCATAAATTTCTTGTTTGACTACTTCGCTATCTTCGCCACCCACTTCTTCAATTAATTCTTTAATTTGCTCTTCTTTTAAAAATGGATTATCATAACTTGAGAATTGAAAATGTTTCCAATTTTTATCGCTGAGTTCTTTTCTGCAAAGTTCATAAAATAGATTTTTTCCTTTAGGAACTCCACCGATAATCGCTCTTGATTTAGGATTATCAAGCAACATAGGGCGTATGGCGTTATACCAAAGATATTCACCTTTACTACCTTTTAAAATAATTCCTGCTTCATTTAAGATAACAAGGTCATATCCAAAACCTTCGATATTTTCACTTCTTTCGGCACTTCTCATATGAAGCACCGCCCCGTTAATGATTAATTTCTTATCTTGCACACTCCATGAGTAAAAATCTTTTGGCAAGTTTTTTAACTCAGGTGTAAAATATAACTCGTAATAATTTTGTAAATTTGCTTGTATGGTATCCACCCATAAAACATTTTGTCCTAAAAGCAAGTTTTCGATAACAAACTTAGCACTTCCCCTTGTAAAACCAAGTCTTCTGCCCTTTGCTACAGTTATAAAGCGTGGATTTTTATCATCAAAAACTTTAAGTTGTGCAGGAGTGTAAGAAAAGTCAAGCTTTAATTTCATTTAATTTCACTTCTTATGATTTCAATTTTTTGAACATTATCGCTAACTACTTCTTGTTTATCCACGTAGCCATGCTGATTTTTTAGCAAGAACATACTAACGCTAGGAGTATAAGTACCGATTAAAGAATGGTTTAAAATATCCATTTCACATTTTTGCTTAGCTTGAGATACAATTTCTCCAAAATCCTTATCCTTCTCCCACTCGCCTAAAGTTTGTATTGTAATTCCTAAATACACAGCTAATCCCACTTTTGTTTTAGGTGCAAAAATAATACTCTCCTTAGTTTCTTTTAAGACAACTCTTTCATTAAAATAACTCTCTATTTTTAAAACAAGCTCTTCTTTTGTCATACTTTTGCCATTTGTCATCATTCTAGCCATCAAGCCACCCCTTCTTTAAAATTAAATTCTTTGATTTCTAAGTTTAAAAAAGATTTTTTAAAACTAATAATCTCATAATCGCCTTTTAAAACATTCTTATCGTTTTCAAATAACGCATCTAACACGCATTTTACGATATTGTCCCCATCGCCATGCCTTTTGCTGTTAAATCCTATTTTTAAAGAAAACTCATATTTCTTTTGCTTATCAAAGGCTTGAAAACAGCTAATATTATTTTGTCTTCTAAACTCCATTTGCAAGAGTTTTTTAAAATCTAAATATTTAAGATAATCTTTACATGCAAATTTAGATCTTTGCGTGGTTCTTTTATAAGGAACTGGGTTGCTTTTTAAATCAATTTTTAAAATATACTTTTCCATTTCAGACTTTCTTAAATTTAGCTTATATTTTTAAAAGCCATTTTGACTTTTACTTTCTTTTGAAATTCTTCTTGATTCTCCTTAAAAAATTTTTTCTGTACCTTCTTAAAGTTATTATATTCTTCTTCATGGCTTAAAGATGTATATCCTTTTATCTTATAAGAAGTATTTATATATATATCTTTTCCTATGCGCTCTTGATTTTTAAATATAAAATCTATTAAAGCGTGTTTAAATTCGTTATTTTTTAGCATTTCTCCATCTTCGTAGGTTAATTCTCCAAAATTATTTAGACAAACCAACATATTAATTGATTTTGCTAATCGTTTAAAAAGGTTGCCCTGTCCATCATAACAAACATATGAGTATTTAAAATCACTTTCAAGCAATCTAAAAAATGGACTATTTTTATATTTATTTTTTAACCATTCTAAAAAAATTTCTTTGTCTTCAAAACGCTTTTTAAACTCGATTTCAGCTCTTTTACAAACTCTTCTTAATTTCTCATAGGTTGTCCCTACGATATTCTCTCTTTCTAAAGTTTCGAAATAAAAATCTAAGAAAGCATGAATATCCTTAACGCTTTTGAGATATCTACCTACAATATCAGTTGCTTGAGCCTTATTAATTTCCAATAAGTCCATTAAAATTTGTATTTTTTCTTGCATTTTTTACTCCTTAAAAGCATCCTAAGAGCTTGTCTTTGTTTTCATCTTTCATCCCGTAATACTCCATCAGGCTATCAACCACACTAGGATCGGCTTCTTTTTTTCTGCTAAAACGCTGATTTTTTCTTGCTTCGTTTTCTTTAGCGTATTTAAGCCATGTATAAAGACTTCCTGCCACACTTGACATTCTTTTTCCATTTCTTTTCCATTCACGAGCATCCCAATAGCCTATAAAATCGTTAGCCAACTCTTCACCAAAGTTTGTGCCATTTTTCTCATTAAAAGCTATTATTTGTCTCATGAGTTCATTTGCATTTGGGACTTTAAACTCTTTTTTTGCCATTTTCTCTAACTCCTTTTTGCTAAAATCAATAAAGCTCGTCACAAAAGAGGCGTTTTGATTAGAAACGCGTTCTTTCTTTTCTTGATTATTTTTTAAATTTTCTAAATTCTCTTTTTTTATAAATTTATTATTATTGATATTTATATTATTTATAAATTTATTATCACGTGCGTGCGTGTGTGTTTCTATATAATGCAAATTCTCTTTTTTTTCGTTTTCAGTAGTTAATTTTCTGTCGATTGATAAAGTGTTATTTTTAAGAGTTTTGCTTAGCTTTTCATCACTGTTTTTAAGCAAAGATAAAGATTTGTTAAAATGCTTTTTAACTTGATAATTTTCATCTTTTAAAATCCACTCATAAAAATTTAAAGAGCCATTTCTAACCTTTTTAATTTCTAAAAGTCTGAGTTCAATTAATTCTTTTTTAGCAATTCTTAGTCTATTTAAACTAATTCTTTGATTATTTTTAACTTTTATAAACTCTCTTAGATAGATTTCACTTATAATCGTTTTTTCACTGAGCTTTGCTAATTGAATATACAATGCTAAAGCATCAACACTAAGACCACCATAAGCTATAGTGTTTGATAATTTTAAATAGCCTTTTCTCTCTCTTAGGCTTTTACGTCCCAAAGCTACATCAAAGCTTGCTATAAAATTTGGTATCACCAACTCTCCTTTATGTTATAATTTAAATTAAAAAGGTTTTTTATGATTGAAATGTTTTTTAATTTTCTTGAAAACAAAGAGAATGTAATTCCATTATTATTTGGATTCGTTTGCGGAATTCTTGTAGGTTTTGCAATTTGTAATTTTATAAAATATTCTATTTTTAAAACAAAATGTGATGCTATAAATTTTCTAGAAACACCCATTACAATGCACTTGAGAAATGGTAAGCATTTTAAAACTTCTTGCCATTTTTTACAAGAGAATAAATGTTCTAAATTAAAATCATACTGCATATATCACCGACCTAAAAAAAGATTTTCCAAATTAAAAAATAAACTAAAAAACCTATTGAAAATCCCACTATAAAAGCCATTTTTTAACCTTTAATCCGTTTTAAAAAGTCCTTTGCTATAATTTTTTTGCACCAAATCAAGAAAAGGACTTATCAAAATGGATGATAAAGATTTAAACTTGTTAAAAAACATCCCTTATCTTATGGAAAAAATCAAAGAGTTGGAAAACAGGATAAAACAGCTAGAACAAAAAGCACCAGCAAGCTCCATTTTATACATCGTTCCCATATATGCAAAAAGTAAATCTTTTACTTTTTCATATTTTCTTTTTTTCATAAGCTTAAGCATTATCTCATAGGTTTCATCGCTAATATCAATTTCAATCCTAACCCTTTTCATTGCCTTTTTCATTCTCTATCCTTTCTTTTTCTCCTAAAAATTTAAGCAATTTATTCCTATTATTTTTACCCCAAATATTTGGAGGTATTTGATGTTTTTCCCAAAGTTCTCCAGCTACTTGAACTTTAATTCCTATTCTAGAGCTTAAAATACTTCCAACGCCATCTTTACTATAATAATCAAGTAGTATTTTTTTTAATTTTTTTCTATTCATATTCTTACAATTCCTAAAAATATTTTTAAAAATGTAGCATAACTACTATAAAATTAAGTTTAAAAAATATGTAAATATACTACATATATTTTTTTAAATAGTCGATGTATAATTACTACAATTAATAAGGTGGATAAAAAATGGAAAAAAATAAAACATTTTATAAGCTTGATAAAGAATATTTATCACAAATTTTAAAAGAAAAAAAAATAAGCAGAGCAAAATTTGCACAGATGCTTTCAGAAAATGGATATGAAATCACTTTAGATGGAATAACTTATTGGTATAGAAGTGAAAACAATCAACCTGAGGATTACAAAAATATTATAACTATGGCAAAAGTTTTAGAAGTGCCAGTTAGTAAACTTGCTCCAGTAAATGATAGTATAAAATCTTTTTTACAAGATGATAATCAAATAAATTTCAGATATTTCCCAGATATTTATGCAAGTGCAGGACTTGGAACATCATCTCAAAGTGAAGAAGTGAAAATAGTTTCAGTTGATGAAAATTTTCTAAAAGAAATTTTAGATATACCTATAAAGAAGAGTTATGATATTATAAAAATTAATGGCGATAGTATGGAACCTATTTTATCTAATGGAGATTTTATTATTATAGATAGAAGTAAAAATTCACTTGAGACTATTTCAAATGCAGATATTGTTATTTTTAGAAAAAACGATGATTTATTTTGCAAAAAAATTAAAAAAGAACCTTTTGAAGATTATATTTTTTTAGTTTCTGAAAATAAAAAATACGAGGATAAAAAAGTAGATAATAGCGAATTTGAACAATGCGAGATCTTAGGTGCTGTAGTATCAAAAATGGCTGTTGAAACCTTTAAAAATTTTATAGAAGTGGTGGGATGAATTTAAATAAAATAATAGTTTATCTAAAAAATAATTATTATGTATTATATTTTATAGGTTTTGCAGTTATTTTTACTGGTTTTAAAATTAATAAATTTATTTGTATTATAGGATTTATTTTAATTCTTATTTTGGGATTTTTAGACTTATATCAAGTTATTAAAAGAGTTAATTTTGCTAAAATATATAATTTGTTAATTTTTTTTGGATTATATTATATAGCTGAATTTTTTTCGAGACGTATAATTTATACCACAGTGAATTATATGCCAGACAGTTATAATTATGCTATAAATATTTTTAATATTATTCACGTTATTCTAATAATAACTATTTTAACAACTTTTATATTATTATTAATTATAGCAGTATCCCTTTTAATCTATATGCTTCCAAATTTGTTAAAAATTATATTTTTAAATCTTGATTTCTTAACTCAAAAACCTATTGACTATATAATACAAAAAACTCATTTTAAAAATAGAACTCATATATTTTGCTCTATTTTTTATGGCATTTTATCTATTTTTTATTTCTTATTTTTTTTAATGTTTGGCTATTTTCAGATACTTAATATTGCATCTAGCATTATCCATATGACTTCGTATTATCAAAATAATACAATATGTTCAAAAGTTTCACCTAATGCTTATATACATTTATTAGGAGATAACAGGGTTTCAATATCACCATTTAATGAAAAATTTGTATTTCATTTGGATAAAAACACGCTATATAAATTTATGACTAAAGATTGTAATTAAAATAAAGAGGAAATTGCCAGTGAAAAAACTCATACTTTTACCATTGTTATCCACTCTAGCCTTAGCTGATTATAACCAATACAAACCAAGTGAAGATTTTGCTAAGTATTTTACTAAGCAAAACTGCTCACAAGTTTTGGATAAGTTTTATTATCTAAATTGTTATGATTATAATCTTAAAGGCACTAAAGCTGTAGCTTATAAACTAGAAGCAGATAATCTAAAAGGCGAACAAATCAAAAAACGCCCACGCTTTGAAGATGATACAAATATACCTAAAAAATACCGCACTACATGGAGTGATTATAAAAACAGCGGTTATGATAGAGGGCATACTATTTCTAATGCTTCAATGAGAAAAACAACTCAAGCCCAAAGAAGCACTTTTTTAATGAGTAATATTACTCCGCAAAATCCACAAATTAATCAAAAAGTATGGAATAAGATTGAAAAAAGAGAAAGACAAGTAGCTTTAAAGCTTGGAGAAATTGAAGTTTTAAATTTGATTAATTATGACAATAATCCACAAAGAATAAGAAATCAAATTGCCATTCCAAGCTCTTACACTAAGATTTTAAAAGGTGAGAATTTTAAAGAATGTTATCAAGTGCCAAATCATGAAGTGGAAAACGAGGGTATAAAAAAATATAAGGTTAATTGTGATAAAATATAATCCTGTTGTATAAATAAAGGATTTTCTATGCTATCTCTAAATGCTATAAACTTATATGAAGAAATGTTAAAGTATGAATTTATATGGAGTAATATTAAAAATTCTAGTTTAAAAAAGTTTAAAGATTTACAAGTAATACAACAAGATTTTACCTCTCAAGATGCAAAGGAAAAAATACAAAATTTTCTTTTAAATTTGGATAAAAAAGACTTTTCAATCTTAACAGAATACAACTATCAATTTCCAAAAAATTTAAAAAATACATATATAAAATCACTTTATTATAAAGGGAATTTAGATTTACTCAGCGAGCCTAAAAAAATTGCTATAGTTGGGGCAAGAAATGCAACAGAAGATGGAATAAAAAGAGCTATAAAATTATCAAAAGAATTGTCAAGCAAAGGTTTTGTAATTGTTTCTGGATTAGCACATGGAATTGACACAGCAGCAATGAGATCTACTATTAAAAACAATGGAAGCCTTATCGGGGTAATAGGTACGCCTATTAATGAATATTATCCTATTGAAAACAAAGCGTTGCAAGATGAGATAGCAAATAAACATCTTTTAGTAAGTCATGTACCTTTTTATAAATACTCTATACAACCATTTTCAACTAAAAAATTTTACTTTCCCGAAAGAAATGCGGTTATGGCAGCAATATCAGATGCTACAGTTATTGTAGAAGCAAGTGAAACAAGCGGAACCTTAACACAAGCTAGAGCTTGTATTGAAATTGGAAGAAAGCTTTTTATATTAAATTCATGCTTTGAAAATGGCTTGAAATGGCCATATACTTACGAAAAAAAAGGTGCAATTAGGGTTAAAAAAATTGAAGATATTTTGGATAATTTATGAAGCCTATTAAAGTTGATTTGGACATACATAGCATTCCTTATCTGAATTCTGATGACGCTTGTTATTATTTTTTGGATTATAAGCTAAATTCTGGCTTTGAGGCTAATTCATTAGTATTTAACTTTAAAAAAGATTTATTATTTAAAAATCATCCATCTTGGTATTATAGAAATGAAGCTATTAAAGAATTTGCAAAAATGATAAACAATGCGTTTTTAAATATAAACAAAAACATATTCAATATTATTCCAATGCCCACATCAAAGCCAAAAAATTCAACAGAATTTAACAATAGGCTAATACAAACTATGGAGGAATTGTTAAAATTGGATAATAGTTATAAAATATTTGATTGTTTTGATGTTCAAAATAATCTAGTGCCAGCACACTATAATGGTTATAGAAATCCTAATGATTTAAAACAAGAAATATTATTCTATCCACCAAATTTTTTTGATAAGAATATAGTTTTAATTGATGATGTATTAACAACTGGAGGACATTTTAAAGCTTGTAAAAATATCTTATTGGAAAAACTAGATCCAAATATAAATATAGTTGGATTATTTTTAGCGAAAACTGAACATTATTATCAGTAGATATAAGTTATTTAAACTATAATCACTCAATACCCCATCAACCTTTTATATCCATCGCAACCAAGTTGATAACCACCATCACAAGCTAAACCATAATATTTTTTTGCTTGTTTAAAATTTATCCTTACGCCTTTGCCATTCTCATAAAGTCCGCCAACAACTCCACAACTCACGCTATCTTTATATTTATCACATAAAAGTTTTAAATTTAAAAAAGCTCGTTTTATAGTATCTGGTTTTATTAAAAGTGCAGTATTTTTTTTACAGGCACAAGGCATGTCTATTGCATCAGATTGTAATTTATCATTATAATACAAAGGACACGCATAAGCCCGATTAATTTCAAAATCACTCATCTTTTTTAGTAATTTTAGCCCCTCTATAGTTTTTGTATCATTTGTTTTGCTTAAAACATAATTTATTTCATCTAAGGCATTTTTATAACTATCCAAAGAGATCAAATAATCAATTTCTTTATATTTTTTATCCTTGTCTGATTGAATAATTATTCCTAGATGTGTTAATATTGTAATTAAATTAAATATATTTTTTTCAACCTTATAATTGCCATTTATAATAAAATTATTATAAATATACAAACAAGCTTCTTTATCTTTTTTGACGCTACAATCATCAACAGCTTTATTGTATAATTTTTCTTCTGAATAACCTAAATTTTTATTTTCATACGCATTTGTATATTTATTTATATATATAGACATTTCGATTTCTTTTTCTTTGCATACATCAATCCCAAAGGCGTAAATATATATAAATAAAGCTAGTATTATTCTCAAATTTTAATCCTTCCAATTTTCTAAAAATATTTTTAAAGATTTTTTTGATTTTTCATCTTCTTATTAAGAAATTATACCAAAAAAATATTTTTAAAAAATGTAGGAATACTACTATTATTTAAGCATAGTTTAAGTGTAGTAATACTACAATTATTTCAACAAAACAAAAAGGAGAAAAAATGAGTTTTACAGATTTGTATTTCGATAGAGAAGAAAAAAGAATTTCTAACCAAACAAAAGAATTAATTGCAAATGAGTTTGAAAGCAAAGAGAATTTAGAAAATATATTTGCAAACTTGCAAGATTTTAAAAACTCTTTGGAAATAAGCTTAGAAGATGATGAAGAAATATCTATATCTTTACAGGCTTATGGAGATGAATTTATGAGAAATGCTTATGAGCTTTTAGAGAGAGTTAGAAAATTCGAAAAACAATGCAAAAAGCTTTTTTGAAAGTTTAACAAGTTCTTTAAAAAGGGCTTTCTTAAGCTTTTGACCGCTTGAAAATTAAGCTTTACTATCGCGTTGATAGTTCTGTATAGCGGAAGGGTTAGCAAGTTATCCATAAACTTGGCTCGTTATTATTGTTTATAGTGCTATTTTTAAGGTTTTCTTGCACTTTAAAAACGACAGAAAATCAAGAGTTTAAGAAAAAGAAAGTATAATTATAAAGTTTAAGTTGCTAACTTGTCTCGGTGTTGAGAAAGGAGGCTCTAAAATGTGGGATAAAATTCTAACAATTTTAATCTTAATCTTAGAGCTAATTAGAGAGCTTATAAAACTCTAATATTTTTTAACACAGACAAATTTTAACCAAATCCGCTTAGCATAAACTTAAACGATTATACAATGCCGAGACTTGCGGATTTACTCGGCTTTATCAAAAATAAAAATAAATTTGATAAAATAACATTGTTTAAGTGGCTAATTTCTCTTGGTGGGAAAGGAGCTATTTTTAATGATAGAAAAGATTTTAAATATTATTTTCTTGCTATTAAAAATAGTAAAAGAGCTGATTGAAATAATCAACCAGCAATAACCTTAACACTAAAATTATAGAATAGCCTTGCTTAGCCTATACTTAAACAATACTCACGCCAAGAGAGCAAGGTTCTTGGCTTTTCTTAAGCTCCTTTAATGCTTAAATGGGGCAACTTTACTACTTGAGAATTTGCCTTTTTGTTTTATTTCCTATTCTAAAGAACTCAGTTGTCCCTTTTAAGCATTAATCTAAAAGGAGAAAAAATGAAAGCTTATCACACAAAAGAACAAGTCATTATAAAACTAAGTAAAGATGAATATAGAAAAGAAATGAAGCTAAACAAGTCTTTAAAAGATGAAAATAAATCTTTAAAAACTGAAATTTCTAATCTTGAAAATGAAAAAATAGAACTTTTAAAAGAGTTAAAAGATCAAATAGAAGCAAATATGAAAAATATAAAAGAAATTAGCTCTTTGCAAAATAAAATTTATGAGCTTCTTTATGCAAAAGAAAGGTCGAAACTATGTTCTTAAATAGTAAAAAAAATGAAAAAATAAGATATTTAGAAAAAGAAATTCAAAGGCTAAAAGGTGTAATAGCATTAAAAGATACTGCTATAAATGAAATTTCATTGAAACTCGAAGAAGAAATTAAAATCAATGTGAAACTTAGTCATTTTCGTATAAAAATACTTGATGCTTTAGGGCTTATAGGCGTTTTTAAAAATGATGATAAAGCTATTAAAGAAGTAAAAAAATTAAAGGATAAAGAATTATGAAAAAACAAACAAAACCGCTAAGTATAAGAATTCCATTAGAATTAAAAGAAGAGTTGCAAAAAATAGCAGATAAAGAATACCGCCCTTTAGCAACTCAAATAGTTAAAATTTTAAGCGATTATGTTAAGAATAAAAATAAAACTAATTAGGGTAATCACCTTTTTGCCATAATGAATTTTCGCTTTCATAGGCATTAATATAATCTTCAATGATTTTTCTTATTTGTAAAGCCATAGGGCGATACTCAAGTTCGCATATATAGGCGAGTTTGTTTTTTGTTACAGTATCAAGCCTTATCGATATTATTTCTGATTTATTGGTTTTTTGTTTCTCTTCCAATGTTTTCCTTTTTGTAATTTATTGTAATTTTACAAAAAAAACTTTTTTTTGTAAAGCATACATTGTATTACTTGACAATACAAAAATAATTTTATATAATTTTGTAATTCTTAAGAATACAAAAAATTACAAAAGGATACCAATGAGTCAAGAAGAAAAGTTTTTAGAATGTTTAGCAAAAGCGACTAAAGGAAAAAAGGATTTAAGCAATTTTGAAGTATTGGAATTTGCTTTCAGTATATTTTGTTGCCTTGATAATTATATTCAAAATAACAAGGCTAGAGATAAAAAAATTTTAAAATTATTAAAAGGAGATGAAAAATGAATTTAGAGCTGTTTAGAAAAGATGAAAACAAAGAAATAAGCTTAACTTCTTTAGAGATAGCAGAGCTTACAGGAAAAGAACACAGAAATGTTACAAGAGATATAGAAACTTACTTAGAAAAAGTGGTTGAAGGGGGTGTCTTCAAATTTGAGCATACCTACCAAAACCCACAAAATAAGCAGTTTTACAAGTATTATCGCTTACCAAAAAGAGAAGTGCTAATTTTAGTGAGTGGATATAGTGTAGAACTAAGAGCAAAGATAATTGATAGATTAGAATACTTAGAAAATGAGCTTAAAAAACAAAGTTATAAACCGCTTTCATTAAAAGAAAGTTTGCAAATGCAATTAGAACTTTTAGAGAGAAATGAAAAGCTTCAAATTGAAAATGTAAATTTAAAAAATGAAGCCAAAGAAAACGCACCACTTATTCACTTTGCAAATCGTATAAAAGATACTAATGATGCTATTTTAATAAGAGATTTCGCAAAAATACTTTATGAAAAAAATAAAATTGAAATCGGAGAAAAAAGACTTTTTGCTTTTTTAAGGGATAATGGCTTTTTAATGAGTGATAATAAGCCTTATCAAAAATGCATAGAACAAGGGCTTTTTAAAGTAAGTGAAACAACTATCAGCACAATAAATGGAGATAGATTAGTAAGCACAACGAAAATCACAGGCAAAGGACAAATTAAAATCGCAAATTTATTATTAGAAGGAATTAATCATGCAGTATAAAATAATCGACTTAGAACAAGGTAGCCCTGAATGGCTAAATTTTAGAAAAGGTAAAATAGGTGCATCGATGGTAGCATCTTGCGTAGGTATCAAAGGTGCTTTTAATTCCAAAGAAGAAGCAAGAGATATCATTTTAGGACTTAAAGAAGTTTATCAAAACGAAGCTATGAAAAAAGGCAATGATTATGAAGCTTTGATTAGAGCTAGAGTTGAGTTTTTACATTCCGTGAGTATCACTCCTGTAGTTTTACAAAGTTTAGAAAATGAAATGTTTATAGCAAGTTTAGATGGAATGGATGAAAACGGCGTTATTTATGAGTTTAAATACTCGCAAGATGAATACGATTTTGTCAAAAAAAATAAAAAACCAAGTGATAAATACTACGCCCAAGTGCAATTTCAACTCTATATCAGTGGTAAAGAAAAATGCATTTTTGTAGCCATGAATAAAGAAGAAGAGATTGTAGAGTGCGAAGTTTCAAAAGATGAAGCTTATCAAGAATGGTTGGTTAAAAATATAAAGCAATTTATATTAGATTATATCATAGATCAAAAAAGTGAATATAAAGAGCTTGAAGATACTAAAGCAAAAAATCTAACGATTGAAATTATAAGGCTTGAAAACACGATTAAACCTATTAAAGAAAAGCTAGAAAGTCTTAAAAAAGAACTCATAGCCTTAGCAAATGGAGAAAAAGCAAGATGTTTGGATATTACAATTTATCCGCAAAGTAGAACTACAATTGATTATAAAGGCTTTTTAGAGCAAAAAAATATTACTGTGCCTAAAGAGTTTTATAAAGAAAGTATTTCAATGTGTTTAAAAATCAAAAAAGGAGCATAAAATGAGTAATGAAGTTGTATTAAAAGAAGAAAATAAATTAGAAATAAATTTTAATCCTTATGAGTTGGCTTTGGTAAAAGGTGATTTATCAAAACTTAGCGATGTAGAACGAGCGAGTTATGTTAAAAATCTTTGTGAAAGTTTAGGTTTAAACATGCTTACAAAGCCTTTTGAATACATAGTATTAAACGGAAAACTTACTTTATACGCAAACAAATCAGCAACAGATCAGCTAAGACAAATAAGAAAAGTAAGTATTACAAAAACAGAAGTGGCACAAGTTGGCGATATTTATATGGTTACAGCCTACGCAGCAACACCAGATGGAAGAACTGATTGCGATACAGGTGCTTTAAATATTAAAAATTTAGGTGGCGATAATTTAGCAAACGCAATAATGAAAGCTATCACAAAAGCAAAAAGGCGTGTAACCTTAAGCATTTGCGGACTTGGAATGCTTGATGAGAGTGAATTAGAAACAATAAAGGAAAAGCGATTTTTAAATCCAAATGAAGATTTAAAAGTTTGGGGTAGTGATGAAAAAATAGCCTTAGAAAATAAAGCAAAAGAGATAAAAGCTTTAGGTGCTGAACTTAGAAAATTTATGAGTGATAATGGTTTAAACACCCAAGAGCAAAACAGTTTTATAAAAAAACATTCTTTATTTACAAGTGAAAAAATACAAGAAGTTCTAAGTAATAAAGATGAATTTTTAACACAATTAAAAGGAGAATTATAATGTTACCAGCATTTAAGGCAAGTTTTGAAGTGGCAAATTATTCGCCAAGCGTAGAGTATTTAAGTGAAGGTGGGCTTTATAGCGGAGTTTTCCGCAAAGCCTTTTTATATGATAAATTGGCAAGTGATGGAAGCAATAATACTTTTATTTGTTTTGAATTTTTAACTAGAAAAGAGCAAAAACTAGCTATTTTTAATCTTTTTGTAGCTAAAAATAACGATTTTAGCTATATCAATAAAAATGGAGAAAAAGAAAATTATTTAGGATTTAGACAATTAAACGCTATTATGAAATTCTTTGGAATTGATGAACTTGATTTTAGCGTAAAGGGAAATGAGAATGTTTTTGGAGTGCAGACTGAAGTTATTTATCTAAATTCTTTAGTTAATAAACTTTTAGTTTTAGGTTTTGGAACAGAAGAATATTTAAGTAAAAATGGAGAGCTTGCTAACAAAATCTTTCTTGATAGAATTTTTAATGAAAAAATGCAAAACATGGATGAGTTTCAAAATAATAAAGAGCCTTTATCTATAAAATCTTTTAAAGCAAGGCATAAGCCTTTAAATAATGATAATAATAAATCATTTATTCCAAAAGAAAATCAAAGCTATAATCCTTATGGAAATGAAGTAAAAAACAATAACAATGAAAAATATATCGAAATAGGAGATGATGATGAAAGTTTGCCGTTCTAATTATCTTGAAATTGTAAAAATCATACCATTTAGCGAGAGGAGAAGTTGTTTTTGTCATTTTTTAAGAAGCAATGGGTTTGCAATTGAAAAAATAAATGGGAAAAACCATATAAGAAAAGAAGATCTTGAAAAAGCTTTTCTAATTTATAAAAGTAAGCCTCATAGGAAAAACTTTTTTAATGAAGAAAAGCTTATTGTAAAGGCTTTTGAAGATGTTTTAAAATTTCTAAGGGGTAAAAATGAAACCAAATTTATATAACGACCATTTTCAAAATTTTAAAAGATATAATATACCAAAAGCACAGCTTGTAATAGCTGATATTCCTTATAATTTAGGCAACAATGCTTATGCTTCATCTCCTGAATGGTATATAAATGGGGATAATAAAAATGGAGAAAGCAAAAAAGCAAACAAGGCGTTTTTTGATACAGATAATGATTTTAGAGTTAGCGAATTTATGCACTTTTGCTCAAAAATGCTTATAAAAGAACCTAAAGAATGCGGTAAAAGTCCTTGCATGATTGTTTTTTGCTCTTTTGAACAACAAGCAATGTTAATTGAAGTAGCTAAAAAATATGGCTTTAATCATTATATAAATTTGGTTTTTAGAAAACAAAGCTCATCTCAAGTTTTAAAAGCAAATATGAAAATAGTTGGAAATTGTGAATATGCTTTAATCTTATATCGTGAAAAACTTCCAAAATTTAACAATGATGGAAAGATGATTTATAACTGCATGGATTGGCAAAAAGATGAAGGTATTCCTAAAGTACATCCCACACAAAAGCCTATAAAACTTTTAGAAAGATTAATTAGTATTTTTACAGATGCAGGTGATGTTGTTATAGATCCATGTGCTGGAAGCGGAAGTACTCTTTTAGCAGCTACAAATTTAAACCGCAAAGCTTATGGCTTTGAGATTAAAAAAGACTTTTTTAAAAGTGCTAATGAAATTATGTTTAAACATATAGAAAGAAGTCTATTTGCTTAAGTAAAATTTTGATAAAATAATAAAAGAATAATTATTAAATAAAGAAAGAAATACATGTCAGAACAAACTTATGAGTTAAGATTTGAATATTTTAATGAAGAAAATGCTACATTATTTTTCCAAAAAATTACAGATTTTTTACTAAGTATTGATAAGTTGAATAATTCATTAGTATCTGTTTTTGGTATAGAAATTGATATAAATATTCAAATTAAATCTATAGAAAAAGGCTCTATAAGAATATGGATTGCTGAAAAACTTAACAAAATAAGCGATGATGATATAAAACATTATGTTAGCAATCCGAGAGAATTACTTGCTGATTTGCTTATAAAATCTAAAAAAATGATTTTAGAGAAAATACAAGATAAAAAATGCCAAGATATTCCAAAAGAATATAAAAACATTATAGAAAAAAGCGACTTAAAAGATTTTGGATACAACAATAATGAAACCAATCTATTAACCTGTGTATCAGATCTAACACATAAAGCAAAGGAGTTTAAACATAAACCTATGATAATATTTGAAGAAAAAGTATATGGAATAAGTGAAACATTTGATTATAACCCAAAAACAGCTGATGGGGTTAAGGAGCAAATAAGTAAAATGCGAGGTGCGTTTATAATAAAAAAGCCAGATTTAACCGGAGAAAGTAAATGGGAAATTATTAACGACAAGGTTATAAAAGTTAAAATCAATGATGAAAATTTTAAAAACAAACTCAAAGACAGAAGTATAAAACTATCTTACGGGGATAAGATAAAAGGCGTTTTAATTTCTAAAACCTATATTAGCAAAGATTTGGAAGTTTTAGAAAATGAATATTTTTTAGAAGATATCAAAGGTATTATTGAACCTAATTATACACAAGAAAAAAGTTTATTTAAATAAAGGAGAATTAATGGAAAACTTAGAAAAATATAGAAAAGAAATATTTAAAAATGATTGAAGTAATTATAGCAATACTTTTATTTTTGATACTTTTAGCTATTCTTGGATATAAAAGAGAAGCTGATAGTCTTTTAGGATGTTTGTTAATGATACCTATTGGAATTATAAGTTTTTTGTTTGAAATATTATTGCACTTATTATTGAGTCCAATTTATATTATTGCTTTTTTTATGCCATCTAAAGAGAAAAAGGCATTAAGCAAATTAGAAATTATTAAAAAAGAAAACGAAGAACTAAGAAAAGAAAATGAAGAATTGCTAAACAAAAGAGACTTATTGCTCAAAAAGATTAATAAAAGGCATAAGTATGAATAAAACATTACAAGAAATAGAGGAAGAGATAAAAGATTATGAAAATGAAAATAATAGACTAATAGAAGAAAACAACAAATTAAAACAAGAAATAGAAATTTACGAGGAAGAAAATGATAAATTATATTTTGAAGCTTTGGATAGAGAAAGGGAGTTATTAAAAAAGAAAAACAAATATATATTTTTCTTAAAAAATAATTACGATAGAATATACATGTGGTTGATTATAATAGCATTAGCTTTTATTATTTATAAATTTATTTAAAGAAAGGAGTAATATGGCAGAAGAGAAAGAAAGTAAGGGGAGCAACCTTATACAATTAAAAGTTAGCGACAAAGCAAAAGAATATCTTCAAGAGAGAGCTGATAGCTTAGGTTTTCCTCTAAATACATATATTTATCATCTTATTATGAAAGATATGGAAACTTTTAATCAAAAGTGATTAAAAGTATTACTTTAGTATTATAGTAAAATTATAATAAAATACTTTAATAATTATTTAAGTATTTCAAAGATATACTTTTAAAATATTTTAAACATTATAAAGGTATATCTATGCAAACACAAATTCAAATCTACAATGATAAAACAATAGGTACTGAAATAAATTCAGCTAATGCAAGAGAAATATTTTGTTTTTTAGAAATAGAGACGCAATTCTCAATTTGGCTAGAAAGAAGAATATTATCTTACAATTTCATTGAAAACCAAGACTACATTATAGAACTTGTTTATACAAAAGGTCGCCCTCGTAAAGAATACTATGTAACCTTAGATATGGCTAAAGAACTTTGCATGGTTGAAAACAACGAAAAAGGCAGACAAGCAAGGCGTTATTTTATAGAATGTGAAAAACGTCTTAAAAATCTCGAACAAGAACAAATGCAAAAACTAGCTTTTAGACAAAGCTTAGGCTATAAATCTCAATTAGCACAACAAAAGGAGAAATATGAAAACAAAATCAAAGCCTTACAATACGACTTAGAACACAAGAATGAGTTAAGCTTTAAAAGAAAACTTAGCAATGAAGAATTGTTAGAGCTTAGAAAAATCTTAGCAAAAGATTATGGAATTCTTTGCATAAAAGAATGGGAAATGAGTTTAGTTGCCGAAAAAATAGGAAAAGATACTGTTTTTGAAGCTGTTTTAAATAAATTAGAAAAAGAGCTTAAGTATTGGCAAAATTATGAAGAATACGAAGAAAAATGGAGAAAAATATTAAGGAGATGAGATGGGAATTTTAAAAAGACTTGATGAAACTATCATTATCGAAAATGATAGGAAAAGCGAAAAAGAATTAGTTGAGTGTTGTATTTTAGAAGGGATTTCTTTAAATAATGCAAACTTGGAAAATATAAATTTAAGTGAATTAGATTTTAATAATGCATTTATAAATGGTGCTAGTTTTAAAAACGCTAATTTAAATGATATTTCAAGCAAGAATGCATCTTTTATAGATTGTGATTTCAGTGGAGCAAGTTTTCATTTTTGTAATTTTCTAAGAACAGAATTTGAAAATTGTATATTTGAAAATGTAGATCTTAGGGATTGTATAGGAGATATGAAAAATATCTTTAGCGTTGTCTTGGATATCTATGTTATGACTTTTACAAAAACTATGATGAATTTAGGTTGTGATACTAAAACAATAAAAGAATGGCGTAATTTAAGCGTTGATGATTTAGAAGATGAAGAACAGAAATGGCTTTGGAGTTATTACAAGGATACTATTTTTGAAATTATAGATAAAAGATTAGGAGTTGAAAATGGTTAAAAAATATTTTAGAGAAAAAGAATTGAGCGAATATTTGGGAGTTAGTGTAACTTCATTATTTAAGTTAAGACAGGATGGTAAAATACCTTACATTCGCATAGGAAAATCCATAAGATATGAAATAAAAGAAATAGAAAAATGGCTTAAAGCTAAAAGACATTAAAAGCAAAACTCACAAAGAGAGTTTAAGTAATTTCCATACCATTGCATAAGTTTTACTCTTAAATCAATTGCCTTGGCTCTGTTATAAGCCCTTTCTATTTCATTGCCGCTTATATGATGTAATATCATTTCTGCTATATCTTTACTAATACCTTGTTGAATTAACTCATTGCTTTTATTAGTATAAACACTTCTAAAAGTAGAACGATATCCATGTATAGTGTGCTCTAAATTATAAAATTTAAAAAATCTTACAGCAAAATTCTCGCTAATAGTTCCATTATTATTAGCGAAAATATACTTTTTATCTCCATTTAAAATTCTTTGCATATCTAGTATCTTTAAAGCATATTTATTTAAAGGGATAATATTATCACCATTAGATCTTACTTTCATTTCATCTGCTTTTATAATCCAAAGATTGTTTTCAAAGTCAATATCACTCCATTTAGCAAATCGAATATTTTTACTTCTTTGTGCTGTTAAAAGCGTAAAATAAATTGCATTAATTATAGTTGTATTTGTCCGTGGATGATTTTTATATTCTTTCATACATTCTAACATATTTTTTATTTCTTGTTCTTCTACTATAGCTTTAAAATGTTTAACTTTATTGTGATTTGCTTCATTGTAAAATTTCTTTAAATCTTTCAATTGAAGTATTATATCTGTTTTTAAGTCACCTCTTTGCCTACTAATCTCAAATATCCTACATAGCAAAGATATATTTTTCTTTATTGTTTCGTATATTCCTTTTTTCTGCATTAAATCATAAATACGTAAAAAATCATCTTTTTTCAATTCATTTATATCTTTTTGTCCCAAAGTTGGAATAATATATTTTTTAAAAATTGACTGTTCTTTTTTAATTGTAGCTGAATTTAATTTTTTAGATTTTATATCAACATAAAGAAAATTTGCTTTTTCAAGTGTCATAACCTTATCATTTTTACCGATAAATTTTCCATCATACATTGATTTTAAAAGTTCTTTTGCTTTTTCTCTTGCATTTGTGACATTTAAAACACCTTTTTGGCATTCCCCTATTGTTATAAAATTTTTAAATTTTGAAGCTCTTAAATAAAAAACTTTTTTACCTGTTGGATTAACTCGGACATATAATTCTTTTGGTTCTCCTACGCTAATCATATACCTTTTATCTTTTATTTCTAAATTGTCTATATCTTTTTGAGTTAGCATTAAAAAAACCTTTTTTAGTATTTTTGTAGCCAGAATTAGCTTTTTTACTTTGGCTACATAAATGGCTACAGAATTATAAGAAAAAATAGAAAAAATTTCAATCAT